CGGGCCGGCCTCGAGGCCGGTGCCCGAAAACCCTGCGTCTGTCCGCAGCAGCCGATTCAGGCCGTTGACCTGCTCGGCCGCCAGGCGGAGCCGCTGGCCAGGGAGAACGTGGTTGCGTGGGTCGATCGCCACTGTGCTACCTACCCTCCAAGGAATTCGCGAGCAGCCTGGTCGCGGGTCACCCGGAACCGAACTGGCGTGCGATCCTGTGCCACCTTCAGGGCCGGGTCGGCAATGACGAGTCCCTCATCGAACCAATCCTTTTTCTCAAACAATTCGCACTTGTAGGCGTACTTCGGCCGCCTGACGAGCGTGCTGCCACTGACCGCCTCTTCGTATTTCACCCACACGTATTCCCAACCCAACTTGTCGAACTCCTCGACTCCCTTGGCGTAGTATTTGCCGTTGGGCCGGCACTCAAAGTCGAAGGTCACCGGTGCGTATGGCTGGTCGCCTTGCCATTGGCAACGCGCCCCCATGAACAACGCCTCTCCCGCCTCGAACACCCGGAACTTGGCATCGTTCACAGTGCCCGTGAGCTTGTGAACGGCCCCGACGAAAGCGTCGGCCAGCGCGACGGAGGCGGGCAGCATCCACGTCTCGGAATACCGCATGCTCGGCCGCACGACATCGATGCCCTCGACGGAGTTGCCCGATACGTTGATTGCCCCCTCCATGTCAGGCGTAGATGCGTTGTTGGGGTATTTGCTTTGTTCCCTGGCTTGATAGATACGCTCCGTGTGACCCGTGGTGTCCCACGAGATCGATCCGGGCTGCGGCGCGTCGTCGTCGCCGCCGCCGCCTTGGTTGCCATCACCGCTTTCCGACTTCGGAACCAGCGTGTTGTAGGTTGCGGTGACATCGAAATACCGATTGCCGACGCCCGTCACGTCGAGCCGCTTCCGCACCCAGAAGATCCCGGCACCGTCGCTCACCACATAGGGCGGAGCGTAGGGGCTGATCTTCGATACCACGTCGTTGAACCCCAGGCAGCGGCCGATGAAATATCGCCGCTTCACCTCGCGGGCCTCGCCGCTCTCCATCTCGTTCGTGACGCTGCCGGATAACGAATCCTGCAGCTCGTAGCAGACTTCCACTGTCATGCGAACGTCTCTCCCGTGCGGGCCGTGTTCGTCGCGATCGCCTGCAGGATCTTGCCGTTTGCCACAGTCGCGGCCGTGCCTTGGGCAACCGCCTGCACGACCGCCTTCAGGCCGTCGCTGGTCACCTGGCTGAGCCGCCGCAGCTCCTCGAACACCTGCATCCCGGCTGCCACCCCGCCGGCGGCCTTCTCGACCGCAGGGGTGGCGGCCGCGGCCACGGCAGAGCCGGTCGCCACAGGGGCCGACGGAATGGCCGCCCGCACCGCACCGGCTGCCATGGCAGCCGGCGAGCCAGCCACTGCTCCGCCGGCCAGCTGCTGCTGCAGGGCGGCGATCTGGGCCTCGATCTCGGCCGTAGCAGGCATGACGCCGGGCTCAGTTCTCCGAGCCGGATCGAGTGCAGACGGATTCGGCATCGCGTCCAGGGCCGAGCCGGCAGCCTTCGCACGCAGGGCGGCGATCTGGGCCTCGATCTCTTGGCGGTTGGCGAGCTGCTCTACCATCTTGGCGGTGTTGTCCGCCGTGGCCTTTGACGAGTCCTCAAGCGTGTTCAGCTCCGGGCCAATCCCCAGCCCCTCGCCGGTGCCGAACGTGCCGACGGAGCGACCGCCGGCCGCACCAGGCCCGCCAGCGGTTTCGGCTGCCGCAGGCGAGATCGGCATCACGCCGCTACCGGCGGCCGCCGCGGCCGCGGCACTGCCGGCAGCAGTGGCGTCGATGCTGCCGCGCACAATGCCGTTGGCCTTGTCGCGAGCCCGGTCGGCGTCCTTTCGCATTTCGTTGATCGTCGCCTCCCAGGCCGCCGCGTTCTTGCGATCATCCGCGAATCGGCCTGCTGCCGCGTCCCCCAGGCTGGTGTCGCGGCTCGCGGCCCGGGCGTCAGCAGTCGGGGCCCGCTGGCGGGCTTGTGCGATTTGTGTATCGACTTCCTTCAGGGCGGCACGGAGGCCGTTCACTGCGAAGTCCCAATCGAACGCTGCCCGGAAGTAGAGGCCAAGTTTCTGGAAGCCGCTTTGCAGTGTGAGGATGTCGGCACCAAACAGCCCCATGAACCTGTCGAGCCCTTCCGTCAGCTTGTTCCCAATGAACGCGGCCGTGTTTGTGACGCCTGCAGAAATGCGTTGGAACATCATGTCCCAGCCCGCGGCGATCTGGGTGAGAACAATGTTCATGTTCGCCTGCATCACGCCGAACGCAGACGTGAGGTCCAGCCTTGCGAGCGCCGCGCCGATTGCATCCGTTTCACGGCGGAACGACGGGCTGAGCTGCCGGCCGATCACGATTGCCGCGGCCACGCCTGCGGCAAACGTGGTGACGGCCAGGCCCGCGGGCGTGAACAGTGCCGGCAGCAGCCGCACGGCGGCGGTCAGCACGCCTACGCCCCGGCTCGCCGCCTGGAGCGCGATGCCGCCGGCGATCGCGGCGACACCCAGCGTCAGCATCCCGCCCGCCACCGCGGCTACGGTGGCAACCAATTCTGGGTTCCGCTGCACAAACATCGTGACCACTTGAAGCATCTGCCCAAGCCCGTTCACCGTCGCCGTGGCCGTCTCTCCCATGCTCGTGATTGTGGCGATCTTCAGGTCGGCAAACACGGCCCCCAGCCGCTTGACGGCACCGCCAAAGGAGTCGAGCACCTGGGCCGCTTTGCCGGTGGCCGCGCCTGTCGAATTCTGGATCTCGCCCATGATCCGGGCGAACTCGCCACCCAGATTCGACAACGTGATGGCGGCCCTGGATCCGCGGATGTCGAAGATGTCCATGAACGTCTGGAGCCGGTCGGCGTTGTTCATGCCAGCCGTCGCACCGCCCAGGTCACGGATCACGTCCATGAACGGGCGTAGGTTGCCAGTGGCGTCTCGCACGCTCACGCCCAGTTTGTTGAACTTGGCCTCTTCGGAGGTCATCGCCTCGAGCACGCGGGCGAGCTGCGTGCCGGCCATGCTGCCGCGGATGCCGCCTTGTGCGAGGGCACCCATTGCCGCGAGCACGTCGTCGAGCGATTGGCCGGCCGCCTGTGCCTGCGGGCCGACGTAGGAAAGCGACTCGCCGATCAGATCCACGCTGGTCACTGACGCATTCGCGGCCGCCTGCAGCCTGTCCGCGATGCTGCCGAAGTCGCTTGTGGCGAGCCCGAACTGGCTCATTGTGCCGATCACGACTTCAACGGCACGGGCCAGCTCCATGTTGTCGGCCGCGGCGAGGGCGAGCACTGGACCGATCGCGGAAATGACGCCGTCGGCGTTCAGGCCGGCCTTTGCCAGCTCGTTCATCGCGCTGGCCACTTCCGTCGGGCTCTGGCCCATTTGCACGCCCATCTGCCGGGCAGCTGCGTTGAGCTTCGCAAATTGGTCCTCTGTCGCCTTGGTGTTTGCCCGCACCTGGGCCATCGACAGAGTGAACGCGGCGGCCTCGCGAGCCGCGATAACGAACGGAGCACCGAGCGCGGCCCCACCCAACGACAGATTGGTCCCCATCTGCCGCATGGCCGTCCCCACGGCCTCCAATTTGTTTTGCACGCGGGTCATCGCCTGCTGAAACGCGCCATCCTCTGCGAAGATTTCAACAAACGCGCCACCCGCACGAACTGCACCGGCACTCGCTGCCATCACTTGGCTCCCTTCGGCACGAACTTCCCGAGACCCATCGCCCGCAGCATGGACGGCGTGGCTTCAGGCACTTCAGGCGTCGGGAGGTACGGATGGAAGTCCGCAGGCTGCGGCGGCGTGCCCTTGTCCGGATCGGTGTGCATCGCGGCGAAGAGGGCCATCAAGCTGCTCGTGTGATTCCAGGTTTCGTTCGACCGGCCCCAGGCCATCCACTCCAGTTGCCGCAGCGTGTATGGCCACGGGTCTACGCCGCATTGCCCGGCGAGCTCGAAGCAGAGTTCGTATGGGTCTGGCGGATCAATGTCTCGAAGTCGATCGCCTCCATCCTTGCCTCCGCCGTCGCGAGGTCTTCGGCGCGAACCTTTGCGTGGGCGGCCTGGTACTTCACCAGCATCTTTTTCAGCAGCCCCTTCCGGGGCTCCTGGAAAAAATCGGCGACTTCACAGATCAGCGCCTCCACTGCCTGCTCGATGCACGTGCCGTCGAGAACCGACAGGAAATCGTCCGTGGTCTTGCCGGCGGCCTGGAGCTGCGGCCGGATCACCGCGGCCAGCACCAGGCAGAACTGCACATCGTCTGAGAAGAACCCTTGCACCTGGCGGTCGGTCGCAAACAGGTCCGTCAGCTTCAGCCCCGTCTCGGCAAGACACCGCTTGACGGTGCCCACGGTCACCTCGACGGTCCACTCCGCCCCGTCTCTGGTTGGAAACTTTTTCATGTGCCGTACACCATGCTTTTCAGCGTGACCTCCCAGGCCGCATTGCCGTTGATCGGAGACTTGGCCTGCACGCTACTGACTGAGAACTGGCCGCTGAAAAGCCCGGCCACCGCGAGACGTACCAGCTGCGACGTGGCCGGATGCTTGTTGAAAAGCGTCACGAACGTCTGGTAGTTCTCTTCCCAGTAGATGAGGAGTTTCACTGTTGCGGACGCGCAGATGACGATGCTGCTGGTCCACTGGTGCCGCCAGTTCGTGATGTCGAATTCCGTGCCGGTCATGTCGACATCGAATTCGCGAAGGCCCTCAATGGTCTGCCCATTCAGGGTCATCGTCTGATTTCGCCCGAGGACGATGCGGGCCATGCGTCACGCGCCCCCGCTCTGCGCCTTCACGCCGTAGCTGACGGTGTATTCCCGCATGCCCTTGGGCGTCACGCTGAGCTTCACTTCGGTGACGATTGCGTCGAGGTCGATCGAGTCGCCATCCAGGCCGCCGATCTCGAACGAGCCGGTGTCGCCGCGCTCCGCGGTGGTTGCGGTGCAGACGATCTCGAACGTGATGTCCACCAGGCCGATCATGGTTTCGATCTGCGTGAGCGGCGTGGCCTTGAAGACCGTCACGTCCTGTTCGCTGCCGCTGACCTTCAGCGACGCCGATTTGATGTCGTCGTTATTGACGCCGGGGGCGGTCGTGACCTGCTTGCGGCCGATCTTGTACGTGGGCATGTGGTTCCTTTCGTCAGACGAAGTCGATCTGGTCGCCGGCGTCGCTTGCCGTGCCCGGGGTGAGCGTGAGCTTCACGCTGACCACGCCGTCGTCGGGCTCGTCGTACTGGGCATCGACCACGATGACCGTGCCGGTAAACGCGCCAGAGGTCACCTGAACGCTCTGGCCGAGCTTGTAGTTGGTGTCCGACGCCACGAGGATCGTCGCCTCGAGCGTGGTCTTCGTCAGGCCGGTTTCGACGTGCTTGACCGGCTTGCTGCCAGAGCGGGTCGTGGCGTCGATCGTGTCGCCGCCCTGCGTTACCGTGAGGTCGCTCACATTCGAGAGGCCGCCGGTGATCGTGTAGTCCTTGCCCAGGCTGATGGTGGCCACAGTGTCCTCGCCGGTTGACGGTATGGCGGCTGGCTGGCCGCCTATACGTCAGTATACCGGGGGGCGTGTCACAGCCCGCCAACGCGGAACCGGTTGGCGAACTCCTTGGCGATGCGACCGGAGGACAGCGCCTTTGCAAAGGCAGGACGCATGTAGGGCCGTTCCGGGTACGGCATGTTCTCGCGGAAACTGGTCTGCTCCCAGCGGTTCGCACGCTTGGGTGTGCGGCCCACTCGCCAGTAGCCGATGATGCCGGCCCGGTAGCTGCGTGGCCACCGCGGGATCCACGCCCATCCCACCATTTGCTCCGTGCCTCCAAACTCGTGGAGGGATGCAAGCCACGCGGCCGAGGGCGAGCCCTGGCCGACCACCACCGATTCGTTGATCGGGTCGAAGGCGTAGACGATGCCTGGCTTGTCGCGGAGGTTGCCGCGGTGCGTGTGCGGCGGTGTTCCGGGGAGCGAAGGGGCTCTAGCCTGCATTTCGAGCAGCCGCCGCCGCAGCTGGTTTGCCTGCCGGCGGTTGCCGCTGGCCTCGCTCATGCCGATGAGGCTGCGGATCGACTGGTCCGGGTTCTCCGTCATCACCCGCAGCTTCGGCCTCGCCATGCCCTGCCTCTTGATCGACCGGCGGGCGATCTGCATCACGACGGACCCGCCCTTGTACAGGGCGGCCCGCTTCGCCTTCGACATCGCGTTGATGACCTTGGCGCGGTCGAAGAAGTAGTCGTAGTTGATCTTTGCCGGGATGCCGGCCGACACATTGAGGCCAAGCCCGGCCCCCAGATTCGGCATTGCCGGCAGCAGAGCCCCCATCAGCCACCACCAGGAGGTGGGGCGGTGATCTTGTCTTTCGGCACGAGGTAGGTCACCTCGATCTGCGACATGAACACGTTGCGATCCTGCAGGGCATCGCGGTCGTATGGCATCGGCAGGGCGAGCTCACTCCAGTCCGTGCCCTCAGGGGCGTTCTCCGGCTCAACAACGTGCGACCGGATCGCGTCGATGATCGCCTGGTTGAGGTCTTCAAGCTGCTCAATGTCGCTCTCACTGCCGACGTGCCCAGCAATGACGATCCCCAGCGTGATCTCGAAGAAGTCGCATCCGCGTGGGGCCCGCTCGGTCGCCTGGTTCACCTGCACTGGCCCTGGCACGATCGACACCTTCAAGGTGCCGAGGTCCTCGAGCTGGTAGTCCGGCGTCCGGCGGTAGACCGCCGTGATTTCCGGCAGTGCCGTGGTCCAGGTGTAGTCGGAGATCGCTTCGGCCAGGCCGGTGCCGATCTTGCGTGACAGGTGTGGGTCGGTTGGCATGGATGGCGGT